TAAAAAAACTAAACGATAACTAGCCTATAGCTAGGTACGGGCTAAAAGTACCACTTAAGACTCGGTTTACTCTCTTTTTCCGGGTCTTACTTTTTGGAGGAGCGTATGTTTTATAATACTGAGAGCCACGAAGTGCTTAAAGTGCTTGAAGATAACTACGCTGTGATACGCGACGAGTATAAAGCAATAGAGAGTAAGACTGTCCCTTGGCCAGAAAGGTTCCTGCATAACGGCAAGTGGAGAGCGTACGGCATAAAGTTCAAAGGCTCGTACCTACCCAACTCCTGCCCCAAAACAACGGAAATAATAAAGAGTATCCCTGGTGTGTATATAGCAGGGTTCTCCATATTAAAGGCAGGCTGCGTAATAACTCCCCACAAAGGATACACCGGCTCGGTATGGAGGTCTCACCTCGGGCTAATATGCCCCGAAAACTGCTGGATAAAGGTAGGAGGAGTTACTCACACGTGGAAAGAAGGTGAAGTCGTTGTATTTGATGATACTAATACGCACGAAGCAGCCAACGAAGGAGACCAAGATAGAGTGGTTCTGATCGTTGACATAGAAAAATAGGAAGCCCGTCTCGTGGGCTAATCGGCTAAATCACAGCATATGGACATAAGGGATATTATGAGGAAAACTGCTTTAGCTGCGGGTGTTTTTTAGTATGAAGTCTTAGCACACCTCCCGCTGGCACTTGGGGTCTATTCTGTTTCTAGTAGAGTCTCTGTTTCGACCCCGTCCTCAGTTTTAACTAAGTGTAGTGGCGCTGAATCACCGAATAACTTACTATATCTAAACTCGTAGCACCTAGCTTGTCCACTTGGCACTGTTGAGCCGGAACCAATGTAGCATTTACTACTAGGTGAACCACCAGCAGGATATATTAGGTACCCGCCTCTATCTAGTTCTTCCTTCATCGTAGTCGGTGCCACACCATGTTCTTTACTCCAGTCATTTACCGCCTTGGCAGTTATGAATACTTTCTTGTCGTCGATACACACTCTACCAACTGCAGGAGCTCTGAGCATTTCCATAGGTACTTCCTTGTGTTTAGCCCTAGCGTCACCATAGCGCTTGGTTATGATGAGTCGTCCAGGAAGTGTAGAAATAAACTGAGCGATGTGCTCACCAATATCAGTGTTACTTTCTTTACGGCTCTCACGCATACGCTCGACTTGGTTTATCCCCCACTTTTTCATACCATTGACATCGAACGATATAAGTCCTAGTTTGCTGGCAATCTTACCTGCAACCAGTGCGGTTACGATTGTGTCTCTGTAGAAACGCTCTTTGTTATCTTCGTTGGACTTAGGGTTGAATTTACCCCTAGCCGCTGTAATCTGCCTACGAACCCAGTCGTGGTTTTTAATAATGAAACGGATGTACGGTCTACAAGCTTCACCATAAACGTTGTCCATGTGGTTCTCAATAAAGGACTGAGTTATGTCGGGGAACACAGTAGTTCTAAAATCTTCCGGAAGTTGTACTTCGAAGAAACGTAGTTGAGTTGCCTCAACTCTGTAACCCGCAGGTAACTTACTAATGTTTTCATGGAGTGAGTCATTACTAGTAATGAAACTATTCTTAAACCACTGACCACCAACTGTAGCAAACTTACCGTTAGAACCTAGGCGCTCTTTATCACGTCCGTTAGCAAGTGCGTAACCCGTTCGTGTTAACTCATCCGGGGCTCTACCCGAGAACTCGTCTAGCAACATAGGTACAGAACCCATAATGGCGATACGTTTGATTGCCGCATTAAGCGTTGAACCTTGCTCGCCAGTTTGGCGTTCCATATACTCCGGGTTACCATAAAATCCACAAGCAATTTTAGCCGCTGTAGACTTACCGGTACCACCATGACCGGTGAAAGCAAGAGGTAAACCGTGCCAGTTAGAAGAACCCATGAGTTCTACTAGTGCTGAACCCATAGAGTGGCACAGCGCGAACTGAAACGGTTCAGCGCCCGGTCTGTTGTATAACGTATCGATATTAGCAATCCATTCTTCTAGAGTACCCGAGGTGCCGAAGTTTACCGCAACGTCAGATGGCATATCCGGGTCACACAGTACGTCTTCCTCGCCCTTCAACTTAATCATACTAGTACCCATAACGAAACCTTTACGGTCGTCCGTCCAACCAAACTGACAGTACGTTTTAGTTTCTATCCTCCACTCTTGGAGTGTTTCGATTAGTCCTTCCGCAAATTCAGCCATGTCATTCCTCGCTTTTTGGGTTCGTGTCAAAAATATTTCATGTGCTGCTAACGTCTTAGCCATTAAATCAGTGGACGCTAGCTCGGCTGTAGGCATAAAGAATTCACGCCACTTACCGTTCTTTTCTTTGGCACGCCAGTGTACAACCCAAGTACCTTCTTTGTCCTTAATCCTATTGATGGGGTATAAAAACGAACGGCAAAAAGGTCTCCAGTGTACAACTCCGTCGTCATCTTTGATCGACCTAGATAACGCTTTACCGTTCCATCGGTAACCGTTCGCCGGCCAATATGGTATTGTCTGACCTTCTACAACCGGAGCGCCTACGGAAGCGTCTTTTTCACTAGAGCCGGGCTGTGTTTCTTCTACCACTGACTCAGCTTCCTCCTTATTTCCAAGTTGAATGGAGAACTTGCACTTTCCTGCCATTGGGCAGTCTTTCATACAACCTAAGTGTGCATCCATCTCGACGCACGACGTCGGACCGACCGCCCATTCGTCAATTTTCGCTTGGGTTTCTGCGTGGGAATAACCTTTATACCCTTTACTCCACTCGTGGATAAGTGCTTCACCGTTCTCACAGTGTTTAACCACGCCGATTGCTCTGTGCCAGTGGGGTTCCGGTATGTCGCCCTTTTTGTCACGGAACTCACGGATAGCACGACAGTGTTTCGCGATTACGTTAGCGTCAGCAGTAGGATAGTCACCTAGCGCCGCTGCGAAAGGATTAGCCATAGAACTACCACGATTACTAGTAGGAGCCGGTGCAACGTCATTCGCCTTTATGTACTCTTGGAGTTTATTCCTTATGGTATCTAACGGATACTGCTTCCCCTGCTTTACTAGTTTCACCATAACTGGTGGGTTTGTCTTGCGGTTGTGGGTGCCGACCGGACGCAGTATGCGAGCGCTGTCCATGTCGACTGCTCGGTCTACTTTGATGCCTAGATGAGTCGTGATGTCTCGCTTTAGTGCCGATAAATCGTCCCAAGTATTTTTGTCTATATCTTTATCTACTGAGAAGTAACAGTGGTACCCACCACCGGAAGAAGTAATAGTAGGCGTTAGCTGTAGCACGGTTGCCAACCTAATTATGTCCGCTAACGCTTCCTTGCGAGACCCGTACTTTTTTGGGTCATCTGCACCAACGTCGAAGTCGTCGAACAAAGAACGACACGCCGCCACGTTAACTTGAGTCCGTATTCGTTTTTTATTCTTGGCTTCATCCAAGTACCAATCGTTAAACGAGTTAACCGCAAAGTAAACTGTCTCTCCTTGCTCATCGAAAAACCCAGCGGCATCCGCGGCATCCTTGGCGCTATCGTACTTTTTATACTTAAACCAAACTCCACCTTTCCCCGTTGGTGTTGCTAGTGCTATTAGCTTACTACCTTCATCGGGTAGTATTAATTCTAAAAATTGTTGAGTCCCCATATCTCCCCGTCTAAAACCATAAAAGTACGCGGTGTACTTTTTTATAAAGTATAAAAAACCGGGGTTAACCCCGGTCTGTGGTACTACAACGTATTAGTCGTCGAAGTCCAAGTTGTCTAAAGCGTCATCCACTTCATCAATTTCTACAACTTCCTTCTTGGCAGGTTTTGGCTTTTCAACTTTAGCAGGTTTAGCTTTAGGAGTAGTAGCTTCTGCTACAGCCTCAACGTTAGTACTCGGCTTTTCCGAAATACCCGTGATTTGCTCAATTAACTCATTCTCGTCTTTAAGTGTTGCTTCTACAACAGCTAGTTCCTCTTCTTCCACGAAGCGGACAGCTTTGAATGTTAATGCGGGGTGTGCCACGTTGTAATCAAAACCAACTTTTGTAATAACGTAATGAGGCTCTACACCACGTTTGGAAAGTTGAGAACCGTAGATACCTAACGTCTTAAGCGTTGCCGCAGGAACTCTAAGTAGCATAGGGTCGTTAATCTGACCTGCAGGGGCTACACACAAACGCATAGAGTCACCACAAGCTTTACCTTTGCCGCCGTTATCAGTGATGCGTGAACCCCACTGGTTGTGCGGGCAGACTGCGCATTTTTTAGATTGCGGAGACTCAGCATCTGCAGAAGGTGCTACGCCGTTGTTCGAGTAGCATGTTGGTTTAGCAACACTACCTTCCACAAAACCACTGTTGTAGTAGACTTTTGACTTATTAGGATTAACAGATAAGATAATTAACTCTACAGACGCCGCCGGTTCGTCGTCGGTTCCTACCTTTGTGACTAACTCTCTTTCGTCGCCACGCTGGATATGAAACACCTTACCCTTAATTGAAATTACCGGAAACCCGCCTACTTGTACTGCCGCAGCAAACAAATTATTAGTTTTAGCTTTACCTTGCAGGTGAGCAGGTAGCCCTCCCGAATTTATTGTAACCATGTCGCTCATATATACCTCTCTTATTATTTACGTCTAAAATTAATGACCTGCGTTTCGCTCCAGTTCACACCGGGTGGCAAGTCACCGTTCTCTTCTTTATACTGCTGTATAGCAGTTTTGTTAACACGGCGTTCAAGCATTTCCCAAGCTTCATCCCCTTGGATGAATTCAAAAAGGCTATCCCAATCAGCTATTGTAGCTGATGACCGTATTGATTTGTAAGCAGTGCCCACACCTCGGGCAGATACGTTATCTATTCCCCGTTCGTTAAAACGTTTTAGGAACTCAATTTCTATCTTTTCCTGCTTTTCTTTATCGTCAGAGTCGTCTAATTGGTAGTCCGCTTTTCTTCGGGTTCTACGGTCACGCAACGCGATAAACAACTTTAGTAATGAAACATCGTCCATTTCACTCGCTTTTGCCATTTGCACTCTCCTTCTTTTTTAGTAACCAATCGTTAATGTCGGCCTCGTCCCACCTAAGCACCTTTTGAGATACTCTAATAGGTAGGGGGAAGCTGACTTCTCTTCTTCGCAATGAGGATAATGCCCCTTTACTAATGCCTAATTTGTCCGAAACTTCCTCCGGTCTAAGTAAGTTCATATAAGTACAAATCCTATCATATAAGTTCAGAAGCGTACAGGTTACCCTAAATTTTTTAGGGTGTCAAGACATAACCTTGCCTCTATGCAACTTTATTTCGTCTAGTAAAGCACCCTGCATTTTCTGCTTGTTTTTAAGCCTTTTGTATATACGTTTCTCGACTTTTGTACCCTCAAGCATGATGATAAAATTGTTCATTTTTTGCCCCGGTCTATTAATTCTACCGTTGGCTTGTTCAAAAGTTTCGTTGGATGTAACACATGAGTACCAAATAATTGTACTAGCGGCGGTTAGAGTCAACCCGTGGGACATAGCCGCTGGTTGAGCCACAATAACTTTTAGGTCTTTACCTTTTTGGAACTCACCGAATATACGGTCGCGCTCGTTCTTCTTAACTCCGCCGTAAATAATCTCAACTGTGAAGTCTTTACTCAGTTCTTCTGCTACCATCTTAACTGAGGAAACATACGGCACGAACACAATTACCTTTCCTTCCGCGGCTCGTACTATGTCTCTTGTTTCTTGGATGCGTGGGTTCGACGGTATCGTTACTTCTGATCCATCATCGGCGTAGACGACGCCACAAGCAATTTGAATTAGTTTTGCTAGTTTTACAGCTTCGTTAACCGCTGTTATGGCTCCGGTATCTGCTTGAGTCTGCAACCTAGTCATCATTTCTTTATACGCCTTAGTCTGTTCCTTGGTTAAACTAACCTGCCGTGTTTCGTACAATAGAGGTGGTAGGTCTAAACATTCATCTCTAGTAAACCGTACTGCGGGTTGCATAATATCTTTTACTATGTCCGTCGCATTCGGCTTAGGTATCCAAGTGAACTGACTCAACTGACGCATAACCTGCATCTTAAATCTGTTGAAATAGGGAGGTACTTTCTCGGGTACTAGGAGTCTGCACTGTGCCCAAGCGTCAGTAGGGGAGTTAGGTGTAGGCGTTCCGGTCATACCCCAACAAGCTCTTTTTTTCTTGTGCTTGTTTACAATTTTATTTATAACTTTCCATCTGTCGGTACTAGCGTTACGCGCACACTGCGCTATCTCGTCTAGTACTACTAGGTCTATGTCTTGTCTATTTTGTAGAGCTTCTTCTACAATAGCTAGTCCGTCGTGGTTAATAATGTAGATGTCCACGTCTTGCGCCAATAACTTTAACCTTTTTGCTCTAGTACCATGCAGTACTGCGCACGTTAAGTGCGGGAAGTGATTGAACAACTCATCTGCCCACGTTCTTTCCAAAGTAGACAGTGGTGCTATAATTAAAGCCTTGTTTAGTTTCCCTTCTTTCTTTAGGAAATCGTACGCCCACAGTGAAGCCAGTGACTTACCAGTGCCTAACTCACTTAGATTGAACGCTCTCTTGTGCGTAGATAGAAACGCCGCCGCGTCTTTTTGGGCTGAAAAAGGGGTAAACCTCCCCGACCACTCGTAGTGGTACCTAATAGGTGACGGTGCGTCATGCCCTAAGTTTCTTAGTATCCTTGTCTCATCTATCCGGTGGGGTACTGCTACGTACTCCACCCCTTTTACTTTTACTTTTTTTGCTGTCGTTATGACATTTAGAACTCTATCCGGCTCTCTAAGCCTCAGTAATAGAGCCTTTTTCTTCTTGTGAACTAACATTTTCTAACCCCTCAATTAACTTATGTAAGTAGTGTTGTGCCTTATGTAGGTCTACAATACCGTTCTTATCTTTGTACCGGCACACATACTTAATGATGTTGCCTTCTAAGTAATTAAGGTTGTTTGCGACTATGAAGTCCCAAGGCTGTATCTCAGTCTGGTAGTGACTACCGCTGACCTGCCTATCATTTGCTGACATTTACTTTCTCCCTTTTTTGTACATCTCCGGGTTTTTCTTTCTCCACCCTCTATTTGTTTTCTGACTAACCACTCGTGTGTTTGAGTCGCTTGTGCTTCCACCTTTTGCCAGTGGCTTCTTGTGGTCAACATCTTTACCGTCGCCTTTCGTAACGGTACCTTTTGCTAACGCGTGGCGTCGTGCTTTGTTATTTGCCACGCGTTTCTTTTGAACACTTGGTTTCTTGTTATACGCCGCTTTAGTTTTTAGCGACTTAGCCGATGTCTTTGGCA